CCAGAGATAAATTGTTTTCATGGTTGGTTATATTTTGTGTTTAAAGTCCGTGGTTAATCCTCAATTACCGTAAGTATCTCTATATCGTCAGCTCTACGCCTTGCTCGGCGCATCATGCGACACTCAAAGCTGGAGCTCAATAATTCAACCGAGAACAGGCAGAGAAGAATCGCCGCTCCGACCCGCCGGGTCATTTCCGATATGTTAAGCGTGATGCCGAAGTTCTGCGTGAAATACCAGGTGACAAGTGCATGCAATGTTCGCTTGCAGCCCGTCTTGTCGTAGATGCTTTGCAGATGATTCGCTACACATTGGTATATGACATTCATCCGATCTGCGATCTCGCGGGCCGAATATCCCAGCACGATGAGGTTCATAACCTCTCGCTCACGTTTGCTCAGTATGGTATCGGTTTTCATAGCTACGCCAGCCCCCACGGCTCTTTGATTCCGTAGTTGGTAAAGGTTTCTTCAATGCCTTTGCGCTCAAAATCCGTATGCTCCAGATTACCATTCGCCCGATAGCACAAGGCTTGAGGGGTAATATTACCAAGCCCCCGGCGTAAATCCTCCCGAATCATAGTCCCTATTTTGCCCGGCATTTTATCTGCAACGGCGAGACCTTTTGTAAAGGCGTTTTCTTGTATCTTTTCGTCCGTCATCATTGTTTTATTTCTGTTTTATTTGGTTATTTCTGCGTTTTTTGTATAACTTTACATTGTTTATACTTCAAACCTATTTTAACTTTACACTTGCATTAGGTTTGATATTGCAAATATACTAAACTATTTGAGCACATCAATACAATAGTGAAGTATTTTTAATAAAATAATTTTATAGCATTCCAAAATATTATAGACAGATTACCTTCATGCCTGATAAACTGATAGATAAGGCCGTAGAATTACTACGAAGCACACAAGACACTCCGTATAAAATCGCCAAAGCGACTGGATTGTCACAGACAATTATCGGCAAATGGAAGAAAGGAGAAGGCAAGCCGAGTAGAGCAAATGCCAGATACATACTCCAATATTTTGGCATATCCAACATAGAAGACCAACCTATCAGCCAAGGAGGCGAAGACGTCACGCCAACGAAAGCTGAAACAAATAACTTAGATACTATGGAGAGAATGAAATTCTTTGAAGCTCTCGAACGGCGAGATCGGGAAGTATCCAGACTGATCACCATCATCGAGAAGATGCAAGGCATCACACCTGGGGCAGAAGCTGCTGCCCAAAAAAAAGAGGCATAGCGGTATTCTAATTAGACTAATGCCATCTTCATTAGAGCGGAAGCAATATGATAAAATAGAACCACCCAAAATAAGTTCCATATAATCGAGCTACACATTTAAAGGAGATTACGGTCTCCTTTAAAAATGACCGGGGCGCCCGCAGACCAAAACATAAAAACTTCGGATTATTTCAATAGCACAAACAAATTTTATACATGATGGATTACTACTTCGAAGAACCAGCTCCCATAAAATACGATTTGCTATTCGAGGAAGTAGCAAGATATGCAGTCAATAATGGAGGCATATCCACAACAGAAATTCAGCGAAAATTTGAAGTTGGATTTAATCGGGCTGGGCGCATTATGATGCAATTAGAGAGTGCTGGCATCGTTGGTCAACAACAGGGCATCAATCCTCGAAAAGTATATTTTGATAATATTACATCGTTAGAAAAATACCTTGCGGCAGGTGATTATCATCGAGCTTCCCTGTCAGCAGAAGAGCAGGAACGACGGAGAATATTGTTTCAACAAGAACAGGAAGAGCGTGAAAAAGCCGAGATTGCAGCGCGTATTAAAGAAAAATACCGTATACGTCAACTTGAAAAAATCGTACGGCAAGAACTGATCGACAGCGGAGAACTATTCGGTGATGAGCCAAAGCGGCCACCAATTCCCAGGGAAATAGTAGATGCAGTATATAAGCGTGATGGTGGCCGATGCGTATACTGCGGATCCACACAAAACTTACAACTCGATCACATCATACCTTTTTCAAAAGGCGGGGCAACTACATTAGAGAACATGCAGTTGCTTTGCCAAAAATGCAATGTTGAAAAGTCGAATAAAATAGGATAATATGAAGAAGACTTTACTCATTATTCCTTTACTCTTTCTTGCAATCCCCATGTTGGCCCAGAGTGACAAAGAGGCTGATCAAAACAGATATGGCAAAGGCAAAATGCCGTTTACTGAGGATGGTAGAGTTGTATTCTCGAAAATAGTTTCAGCGAACGAATGTAACGCAGACAAAATATTCAACTCAGTAAGATTGTGTATAACAGAATTATTCAACTCTGCGAATGACGTCATCCAGATGGAGGACAAGGAGTCTCATATATTAGTTTGTAAGGGGTTTTCAAAAGTACCTACTCGCGGTCTGATGGGTGGTGTTCAAGCCGCTCAAGTTTGGTATACCCTCAAAATCCAAACAAAAGATGGTCGCTATAAAATTGATATATACGATATAAAGGGGCATTATCCTGGAGGGGTAGTAAACGGCATATACCTCAACCCTGCTGATTGGCCAGCAGAAGCCCTCACTTATGAAGTTTGCTTCAAACCCAACGGGAAAATGAAAACAGCAAGGGAGGGGTTTTATAGACGAGCAATAATAGATGGATGTAATGACATGATGACATTAATTGAAAGTAAAATAATGGCAGAGTTGACTGCACCAACATGTAAAAGCGCTGATGACTGGTAACCCTCCCCTACCTTTCAGCCCCGGCCGTATGACCGGGGCTTTTTTGTACCTTTAGGACAATGAAGGCCGCCAAAATAAGGTTTCATCATAGGGGAAAGACAAACCTTTAGAACAATCCGCCCAATAATATTTTTTTCAAAAAATTTCATCATTTCCCATTGTTATTTAAATATCCGTCGAAATCTTTGCATTGTAAGCCTGTGAGGATGCAGGCAACGGCCGAACATCGAAAGTACATTGCTATCGTAGCAGAAGGTCTGTTGGCGCATCCGTCGGCAGACCTTCATTTATGGCAAAGAGTGTAAAAGACACAAAGGCGAACGACACCATCAAGCCCACCCGCAAAGTGGGCCGTCCTTGCGTATATACACCTGAAGCTCTCGAAGTCAAGTTTGAGGAATATGCCAATTGGACAAAGAACAATCCAATCATAAAACAAGTGCCCACAAAACATGGCCTTGTAGACCTCGAACTCCAACGTCCTAAAACTATTGTTGGGTTCTGTGTATATGCGGGAATACTCCGTGACACATTTTTTGATTACGGCAAAAGGGAGGAGTTTTTCCACATCATTGCGCGCGTGCGCGAAGAAATTGAAGCCGATCAATTGTCGGGCGCAATAGCTGGCATATACGATTCCGGCGTCATTACACGTGTTCTCAAACTCGCCGACAAACAGGATATAACCACCAACGGCGAGAGCATCAACAAGCCTCGGGAGACGGTACAAGTCATACTTGATCCGGAAGCTGCATCTATCATCCAGTCCATCGGCAAACAAAGCACGAATGAAAATGGAGCTTGATGCACGCACATATCGGGGCAAGGTCTACAAGATCATGCTGTACTTCTTCCGCAAGTACCGCAATAAAGGCGTCGTACTACGCATATTCAACGAGGGGAGTTCCCGTTCGGGGAAGACTTTCGACACCTTCGACTTCCTGTATGACATCTGTGCTGCGGGTGATGGTGCATATAAAATCTATGTCTACCGCTCCACATTGCAAGACTGCAAGGAAAAGGCATTGGGAGACTTCAAGAAGAAACTACAATGCCGCGGGATATATGATCCCGACAGCATGTATAGCGAGAAGATACTCCCCGAATACCACATAGGCGACAGCATCATCCGGTTCCGTGGGCTTGATAAGATGGATGTGAAGGAGGGGCACGACTGCGACATCATATACTTCAACGAAATGTTGGACGACATATCGCCGGCGCAGTTCAATAATATCACGATGCGTTGTACAACCATGATTATTGGCGACTGGAACCCCAAATATACGGAACACTGGGTTTTTGAGCTTGAAGGGCAGCCGGATACCATATTCACCAAAACAACCTACAAGGACAATCCTTTCTGCCCTGACAGCGTACGCAGGACTATCGAAAGTTACGAGCCCACGCCGGAAAATATCGCAGCAGGAACCGCCGACGAATTCAGATGGAAGGTATACGGTCTCGGGGAGCGCGCGGCGCAGGAAGGATTAATATTCCCCAATATAGACTGGATCGACAGTTTCCCGGACGATTTGGAATATACAGCCTATGGCATCGACTTCGGCTTCACAAATGATCCGACGGCTATTATTCATGTCGGAGTGCGAGGGCGTGACTTATATCTGCATGAACGCTTTTATTCGCCCGTAGACGATCCCGAGGTATTGTATAACATCGTGGCCCCAATTCTCGGTAAACACGGATATGCCATAGCAGATAGCGCGGATAAATACGCCAAGAATCCGGAAGGCATGGTGCGTTCCCTTCAACTTCGGGGGTTGAATGTAATCAAGGCCAAGAAATTCCAGGATAGTATAACCATCGGTATATCCTACATGAAAAACTTCCGCATCCACTGCGTCAAGACCAAGAACATGAAAAACGAAGCCAATACCTATGTGTGGGATTCTATAAACGGGCTGGCGATAAATAAACCCGTAGACAAGAATAATCACCTTTGGGATGCAGCCCGATACGTCGTGATGACTGCATTCCGCAATCATATTGCCGCATGAAACTCCTTGGATACGAAATAAAGATGTCTAAATGTTCCGAAAAGACCGGAGACCCACAGCAAAGCCTATACATAGACCTGCGGGACTGGCAAAATCTGCTCGGGACGAAGGATGAGTTTATCGACACCTCCACACCGGACGGGCAGGCGCGCGCATTCGCGTCATGCTCTATTTTAGCTTCTATCATCACGAAGAAAGTATCTGCCATATCGGACGCCCGGTATTGGGCGAAAGACGACAAAGGGGAAGATATTGAAAAGCCGCGTGAGTTCGAGCGGATTAACCACCCCAATCCCTACCAAACCCTTTCGGAATTCGTTTGCATGATCGAGTTCTTTTCTCAGATATTCGGCAAGGCTTACATAGTGAAGGTGCCTTTGGTAGGTATTAAGGGTGATTTCGAATTGTATGTAATACCTAACCTCATGGTTACGGAAAACGAGGCGCCATCCTCCATATCTTCGTTTGCACCCAACTCCGACATCCGTGATTACACCATAAACCTTGGGGGTGGGATAAACCTGACGATCCCCAAAGAGGAGATGTTCGTTGTAAACGACGTAACTTACGCGCTTAACAAGATTGGGGGCGCTACTTCACGGCTTGTCGCCCTCAAGTACCCTGTCAACACTTTCCTGGCCTCCTACCAAGCCGTAAACGAATTGCTTGTCAACCGAGGTATGCTCGGCATTCTCTCCCTCATGTCAGATGATCCGATGGTCGATAATATCGTGCCAGCCACCAAAGAGGACAAGGAAGCGCTCCGTGAGCAATTGGACAAATACGGGATCATGCGCAACAAATGCAAGATCGCCATTACGTCATACAAGGCATCCTTTGTCCCTGTGTCGTCCACTATTTCCGACCTCGGACTTACAGACATTCAGCGCAACTGCAAGAAAGACATCGCTTATACATATCAGGTGCCCAGCATTCTGCTCGACGTAGAAGGTAGCACCTACAGCAATTTCGGAGAGGCCAAGATCGAATTCTACGTGAATGACATTATTCCTTCTGCACAAAATATAATGCGCGTGCTCAACAAGATATACGGCTTCACAGGATTCGGATTCATGCCGTTCTTCGACCATCTGGAAATGTTCCAGCCCTCGAAGAAAGACCAGGCGGAATGTATGAACAGCGCCGTAAATTATATCGGAGCCGCCATACAATTAGGGATAATGACACCAGAGGAAGGTAGAAGCGAACTATTAAAATATCAAATCTAATATGGAAGACAGAATAAAATCATTCAAGGGAAGTATAGACGACATCAAACGCGATCAGGGCGTTGTTGTCATTGCCATATCAAAGTTCAACGAAGAGGATCATGCAGAAGACATTGTGCGCAAAGGGGCGTTTACTAAGTCGTTTGCAGATATGTCCCGGATCAAACACTGCATCGACCACAAACAAGACTTGGATCATGTTGTTGGGACGCCTCGAAAAGCATGGGAAACAGATGAATATGCCCTCGTCGAGAGCAAACTCATACTCGGTAAGGCCGCTGGGCATGATATATTCGAGTACTATAAGCATTGCGCAGACGAGAAACGAGATGTCGAACACTCCTACTGCTACCGGGTTCTCAACAAGAACCATAACGATACTATTGCGGGAGATGACATCGCAGAGCTGCAGCTCAAGTATGAGTACAGCACCGTGTTCGCCGGCTGCAATCCCTTCACCCCAGCTCTTGACGTCAAGGGCTTGCAAAGCGTAGAGGACATCATTGCCTATCAAGAAGAGCTCAACAACATCCTGCGCAAATGCGACCTTTCGGAAGCAGGAGGAAACAGGATTGAAGCACTTTGCAACAGCCTCAAAAGCGCCCTAAACATCCTGGGCAACAAACCTTCGGAAGACACTGAAATCATCGAAATAGTCAGAAAAACATTGTTTAACTAAACCAATTCACACATGAACGAAGACATCAAGAAAGAGCTGAAAGGAATACTCGATGAATACAAGTCGGGGCTTATCGGCAAAGCAGACTTCGAGGCCAAAATGAAGGCTATCGAAGACAAAGTAGACGCTCTCGATCAAACGAAATCCATCGACGAGATCCGGGAGATAATCAAAGAGCAAGGGCGCACCATCAGCCTCATGCAGAAATCCACCGTTTCATCCGAGAATGAAGCGCAGGAGAAGATCAAGGCATTCTTCTCAGGGAAAGAGAACATCGACGCCGTAAAGGACGGCCGCACGGTAAGTATCGAGATCGAGATGAAGGCCGAAGCATCACCCATGACGACCACGACGGCCGCTGTGCCTATCGCGGCATTCAACACCGAAGTCGTACCGGGCATTGCAGCAGCGGCTACCGAGCCCAATGCGATCCTGCCCCGCTTGCAGAAAGGCACCACAAGCTCCTCCACCATTAAGTGGATCAACCGCAAAGACCCCGACGGCGGCTCGGCATTCATCGCCGAAGGAACTCTCAAGCCCCTTATGAGCTGGGGATACGAGGAGGAGACGTCTACGGTAAAGAAGGTTGCCGTTCGCGCAAAGCTCTCGACGGAAATCCTCGAAGATGCGGATTTCATCCGCGGGGAGGTGAACACCCTGCTGCGTCAAGACTTGATGCAGACCGTGGAAGAGAAGGTTATCGCAGGAACCGGCACCGGGAACGAGATCCTCGGCGTAACAACAAAAGCCCCAGGCTATACCATTACGGAGCTCAACGGGAAAATCTCCATGCCCAACATTGCCGACGTTGTGCGCGCTGGCGTTCTGCAACTTCGCCTGCTGCATTTCTCTCCCGACGTTCTCTTCCTTCATCCGACCGACAAGGCGATCTTCGACGTAACGAAAGATACCGCCGGGCATTACCTGACTGACGAGATGCGCAAGATCATCGGCAACATCTCCGTTGTAGAAACCACCAACATTCCCGCAGGTAAGTTCCTGCTGATGGATTCCTCGCGCTGGAAAGTTCGTCCCTACCGCGCTCTGCGACTGGAATGGGGCCGTGACGGCGACGATTTCAGCCACAACATGGTGACGGTGATCGCCGAAATGCGCCTTCACTCATACCAGAACTCCATCGACGCCGGGTCTGTCATCTACGACGACTTCGCAACCGTACAGGCCGCCCTGGAGAAAACCGCCGAGGCAGCAGCATAGTCATTAACTTAAACGAACAACAACATGGAAGATATGAAGAAGATCGACCTCACCAAGAGGGTAACTATCGTAAGCACAGGCAAGTCTATCTATATGCCCGAGAAAGGCAAAGAGTACAACGTGTCGCCCTTGCATGCCGAAACGCTTGTGAAATCGGGCAAAGCCACGTACAAGACCAAAGTTGCCAACTAACAAGGCGGGGAGGCGCCGGAAAGCGTCTCCCCTTTTTTCTTATGCTTATAGACTATACATACTTCGAACAGGATCCCACATATATTGCGGGAATAGACGTCAAAAGCGGATGCACCCCGACTGGCGCCGCACAGGAGATTGTACGGAATGTCGAGAGTTGCATACGCAGGTATGAGCCTAAATTCCTTCGGATGCTCCTTGGAATATATGTGGCTGAGAATATCGACAAATATCCTGAAATAGCCGCAAAAATAGCAAATACAGACACAAAACAGTCTCCCATCGCTAAGTATGTCTATTTCTATTACCTGCGAGAACATGTTGCCTTCAATACGATGGCTGGCGAGAAAATCAAAATGACTGACAACAGCCGTGCCGCCTCCCCGTGGTACAGACTTGTGCCCCTATGGAACGAGATGGTCGACGAGTGTCATCAACTGGCAGGCTCGCTATGCGGCGAAACAGACGTAAAGCCGGATTATTCGTCGGATATTTTTGAAAAGATAAACAGGTTTGGATTATGAAAATATCACCCAACGATACCATCAGGAAAGTAATTATAAAGAACGGCACCTTATTCGGTATCGGCAATAAACGAATATACGAATCTATTGCGGCATTACCCAAGCCTGACTATGTTAAGGAAAAACGTCGCATATTCGGATGGAAGAAGCACGAGGCCCGAAGCGTCGCAGGTATAACGATGGGTGAATTGAACGCCATAGAAAGGATCGAGGCCACCGACGAGTATTTCGTAAAGGTTCTGGCCGTCATGCTGGGTTTAATAAGCCCAAAGGGGAAAGGATCAAAACGCATTGACTGGGAGGGAGCAGGATACGATATTGCCCGAGAAAAGGTGCTCGAACTACAATTCATTCGCGCTTATCGCTATTTCATTGAAATACAAAACGAACTCAAAGGCGTAGCAAAGGCGTGGAAAAAGCTCGAAATGCCCCTGACGCCACAAGAAGCAAACGCACAAGTACAACGCAAGAACCGGGGCATGAGTACAATATGCTTAGGATACTGCCAGCTTGTAGGGGGTGCTATTCAGCCAAGCGATGTATGGCACCTGAGGTGGTCGACCGTATACCTTGCATATGAAGCCGAGAGGGACAAAAACATGGCACAACGCAAGCTCGCTCAGATGAACAAGCCCAAACCATCCAAAAGTCGCAGACGATGAGAAAGAGCCTCAGTAAAATATTCGAAGATGCTGCCAAAGAGTGCGGCGTCAACACATGCCTATATGCCAGGATCAAAGAGGCGAATTACCTGCTGGATTACGTCAAAGAGTACCCCGTAATGCTGCGGCTGTTCCAGGAGCCGATATACGAAACTAACCTGACAAACAGGCGTCGTCGTAGGACAACGCTTTACTTTCTCGATGCACTCGGGAAGCCAGAGCCGGATACACAGACTGAAGCAGCCCCCATTGCGGATCGCATGGAGCAAATGGCGTTTTCATTAATCGACAACCTGCGTCGAAATGGGATAGAGGTGCAGGTTGAAAGCCTGCAAGGAGTGGTTGAAAAACTGGATGCCCTGGCCGCGGGTGTAGAGGCAAAACTCGTCCTTACATACAATGTTTGCTGATGGACATATCGAAGATAGAGAACTTTTTCAGCCCTGAAAAGCTGGTTGCCATCTGTAACGAGGAATTCAGCACCCTTAAAGAGCAGGTGACAATAAATCTGCAAACAAAACGCACAAACAGCGGTAAAAATGTGAACTCCCTGAATGTCCCGGAAGAGACTACCGGCGCTACGGCAGATAGTATGGCGTCGCAAGTGGAAAGCAATGCCAGAGGGTTCACGGTCTCGTTTGTGGGACGGCATAACATCAAGAATATAGACGAGGGTAACTCTCCGCAGGATGCACAAGAAGAATTCGGAAGCTTCGAAAGTTTCTATCAGAACATAAAGCAATGGGCACGCGACAAAGAGGCACGCTATGGATTGGAATTCAAAAGCATCGACGCATATTGGGCGGCCAAGAAGCTGTGGGAGGAAGGCAGCATCTTGTACCGCTCGGGAGGGGGCACCGAGATTATCAAAGACCTGTTGCCGCAAACCGTGGATAACATCGACAAAAGAATTACGGAAGTGATCGACACATCCATATACGAAATGCTCGAAACAACAATAGAACTATGATCCGATATACATTGTCCGGTACAGGAGGCACCGCAGATTTTCCCAATGATATATGCTTCACACGGGAGAAATCCACCTTCGTGCGATTTACAGCCACAGCCATAGATCCGGACTACGGCACAGAAGTGAAGCTGCGAATATCATATGGAGCAACATCAATAGTCCTATCCAGAAATGTATCGGGAGTAGGAAAATCCGTTGTTTTCCCCTTGACGGCAATATTGGAATCGCTGGCCGCGGACTATTCGGCAACATTCATAAACAATGTGGTGCTCATAGTTGAGTTTGGCGATGGATCAGCCACTCACACGCTCAATACTATTCTTATCGGCACCTGTGAAAAAGAAATAATCCCTATCTCGGCACAGAATGCCGCCGCGGGAGATGTAACCAACTACCCTTCCGCCAGGAAAATCGTGGTATACCCCGGGTTCAACATAACCCAATCCATCTTTATCCCCAAGCTCACGACAGAGCAAATAGAGGTGGAAACAGAGAATGGGGTCATCGTCACCAGTGGCATGTCCTCGAAACCGTTTGCGGAGTTCAATCCATCGACGGTAAGATGGGATGGGGATACGTATGTTGAGATAAGCGTCTATAACCCCAACCTTGCCAACACCTTTCAATTTCCCATCGAGATAGATAGGTGTACCGATGGGATGCTTGTCAAATGGACGGATAAAGGCGGCATCCCTTACATATATCGGTGGAGTATAGAGACGGCGAGGGACGAAATATCTATCCAGGATGCCTATTCACTACTGAATGAGAACCTGCAACCGTATGAAGCCCAAAGTAAGATACTCACAAAGACATACACGCTGCATAGTCGCCTTGTAGATCAGGATATATACGACCTGTGTAAATCCATCCTCGCCGGGCGCGACATAAGCTACTACGACAGCGCAACGGAGCAATGGCGCCGGTGTAGTATAGAGGAGGGAGAAGCCGAAGATAACGGCGCTTATTTTAAAGATTTAGTCGTAGAAATTACCGATAAGACCTATAACGTATGACCTACTACGAACTATACATAAACGACATCCTGTGCGATCTGTCCAGCGACAACTATATATCCTTGGTATATCAAAGCCCGATATTTTCAGGACTGGACATCATACAGTCCAATAGGTCGTACAATATAGACTTACCGCTGACGCCGAAGAACCGCAAGGCCATAGGCTATGCGGAACGCACCGACATCTATACGGATGCACCCTATGTGAAGCTTCCGGCAAGATTGTATCAGGAAGGAGTACCGTTGTTCACATCCGGATACGCCGTTATTACGGAGATTTCGGACGTAATAAGTGTGGTTCTTACGTGGGGAAATGTCGACAACTTCCAGCCCTTGTTCGATGCAAATTTGCGCGACCTGGCACAAACGCTCTATTCCATGAACATAGGGTCGATACCATGGAACAGCGCATCGGCACTCTTGGAGTATGGATATGAGAGGCCGCAGATGGGATTCTTCGGCATTGATTTCGGGCAAGGTATCGCCAACTCCGAATACATGCATCCGTCTATCGAAGTGCAAGATGTACTTACGGCTATTGAGCGGTACAATGGCATCACCATCGACGGCAAAGAAAGACTGTATGGAGGACTTACGTATCCTTTATTGCTTCCTTTGGTGTCAAAAAACGGCGACGACATTTCAGGCGCAGTAGATTATTTTGAAGCATCAAGGATCGTATCTGATGGAAGAGGGAATCGGACATCATTTGAATCAAACTTAAATAATTATATAGTCCACGATCCGAAAAATATATATATGCCATACGACCCATCGAATCCCAGTATGAATGGGACGGCAGAATTTCAGACACTTGGAGCTAGTCATATGTTTTTAAGTATAAATCCGAATACGACAGGAGATACTTTCAACGTGACGTGCAGGGTGAGTGGGGCTTCTTGGCGTTTAAAAGAACAAATACATGTTATAGTTAAGGGAGGCGGTAAGGATATTTTAAAAATATCAAGTGCTCCAATAACAATAACTTCGGGAATGACCTCTGCGGTATATACATTTTACACAAAAGATTTTCCGAAAGAATACGAAATAAACACCGATAGCATAAGCAACATATCTATTCAACTCAAGGACTTTTACAATGTGCAATCGGATGGAGCGCATGATATTATTTTGAATTGGTCTGTAAAGTTATGGGGGGATATTGAAATGATATTCCCATCCGAATATCCTATCGGGGTAAATCTTCCGGACATTTCGCAGGGAGATTTCCTCTCGGCTCTGATGTCTATGGCCGGGCTGTTCGCATACCCGGATAAGGACGCCCCGGATACAATCAAACTCATAAGCGTAGATGACATTTACGCCAAACTCACAAACGGAGGCACAATAGACTGGAGCCGCAAAGTCATCCTTAATGATCGGCATGATGTCAGCCGCCCGGAATCTTCCATATTTTCGCTCGATGACCTGGCACAGAAAAACACGCTCGATTATGACAACGACGACGATGTGATCACGGACACCGCCGGGGAAATACGGATCGAGAATGTTAACATCGACAAGGAGAACGAACTCGTGGAGCTTCCATTCTCAGCGTCCGAAAATGCCCCACTTGCATCGGATGCCAATGCGCTGTGTGCCCGCATTCCTATGTATACGACATCCGACGACGGGAAAACAGTGGACTACAACGAACCCTCGGCGCGAATCCTGCAAGCCATCATTGACGATACGAGCACGGGGTTATACTGGTTCGGATATTTCGGAGAAAATATGCGCTTTGGTGGTGAGAACGGGATCGTCGCAAAGAAATACAGCGGGTACCAGAAAGCCGTGGACAAACTTCGGCTCATAACAGTAAAGGCCAAGTTAACAGCCATAGATCTGCATAACCTTGATTATACAAAACCCATATACATAGGTCAATTCGGGCAGACATATGGCCTGTATTCGGTAGAAACAGGCGAAAACGGCATATGCGAGTGCCAGCTGATCCAGTTGCAGGCTATAAAAGAAGTTGTTGTCCCGGACTATTATCTGACCATCAACGGTTCGGCTTCGGACATCAGTCGGGCTGTGGGCAGCAGCACCATCACCGGGGACATCCCGGGCACGGTGGCGGTGGGCGAGGGACGTGCCCTGGCCGTCTCGAAGAACGAGACGGGTGACTTGCTCAAGGGGACGATCTCGATGCAGTGGCACAACATAGAAGCGAGCGAGACCACGGCCTACGATGTCGAGGTCTCGCAGGAACCATAATATTTCATTAACCATTTAACCATATAGAGGCATATGGCACAGCAAGATACGATAGACAAAATTATTAACATCCAGTTCAACTACAGAGAGCTGGTGCAGGGATGGGCGGCAGCGACCAGGGAGATAGAGATAAACAAGAAAAACCTCACAGAGCTGAAGCAGGAGTATAAGAACGGGGAGATGTCGGCCACAGAGTATAACAAGGCCATCCTCGAAATTACAAGCACGACAAAAGCTCTTACGGCAGAAAAAAAAGCATATGAAAAAGAAATTCAGAACAATATTAAAATTGAAACAAGAGCATCAGGTTCTATCAATCAGCTGCGAGCGAATGTTTCCAAACTGACTACCCAGTATAATGAACTAAGCGCCACTGAGCGAGAAGGAAAATTTGGACAACGACTTGCAAAGGACATCAAATCCCAACAAGAAGCTATAAATAGCGCAGAACAAGCACTCGGCAACTATCGCTCAAAGGTAGGAAGCTATGAGGATGCAATAAAAAATGTGCTTGGTCTTAATAATCAATTTACAAACTCTCTATTAGAAGCCACGACAGAAGGAAACGGATTTGCGTCTGTTTTAAATACGGTTGGTGCTGCATTATGGAATATAACCAAGAAATTAGCCTCATTTATTGCCACTCCAGTAGGTATGTTTTTAGCTGGATTGGCAGCGGCATATTATCTTGTTTCATCTCGCATCAATGAAATGAACAATCGGATAAAAGAAAGTGAAACACTTTTCTATCAAAACGAAAAGGCACAATCTTATGCGCGGGCATATATGGACGCTTATACCCGACAAATTGATAAACAAGCAGCAGGATGGATTTTAGCTAAAGGCGCAATGTCCTCATATTGGACAAAGTTAAAACAAGAAACAAAGGCGTTAATTGGCCGTCAATTACCTTTTGGCTCCATACTATTCCCCAATGTAAGCATTAGCAAAAAAGAAATTGAAGAAGGTGCTAAACAACGTATGAGTTTGGTAGAACAAGAGGAAGCCCTTCAAATCCGGCGCAGGGAAATAAACCTTGAAAATGCAGAAATTGAATCTAAAATTGCCGACGCTCGCTTAAAGGCGATGGATAAGGAAAAATACTCTGCAACAGAAAGAAATAAATACGCAAAAGAAGCTATTGATCTAAATAATAAATACTACGATAATTTGGAAAGTATTGCCAAAGAGGAAAAGACAATAGCTGATTTAAGGGTGTCTTTCACAAACAGCAGTACTGCAGAACTGGACGCACAAAATGAAGCCGCTGTAAAACTAATACGCCTTGATGCTCAAAGAGCTGCTTCGCAACGTGAATTAGTTGAACGTATAAATTCTACAAATACGGAAATTAAAACCCTGTCCAAAGAGGTTGACAAGCAGCAAAAAACAGCTGAAGCTGCCGCAAAACGTGCAACAATTCAATTCCAGAAAAACCTGGGGCAACAGCTCAAGGCAGAACAAGATTTATTATCCGCTGTGCAGTCATTGCGCGAAAAGACACAGGAAAACGAGCTAAAATCACTACAAGAGAATTACGATAAAGACATAGAGGCATATTGGAAGAAACTTTCCGAGGAAAATATAGACACTGATACTGCCTATCAGATGCTTTTAGCAATGGAGGAAAAATATCAGAAAGATAGGCAGGGGATTATCGTAAAATACAGTCGGCAAAACCTCGACGAGCAAGTCCGCCAACAAGAACTCGCATTCCAGTTGGCAGTGGCTAAAATGAATCCGCAAAACGATAAGGAACGATTAAGTGCTGCAAAATTTGTGGCAGAAAGCGAATTAAAAATAGCCAAAGATAAATTAGTATGGATTTCAAATCTTACTGAGGAACAGCAAAAAGAGCTATATGAAAACGGGTTACAGTACCAGAATGCGCGATTACAAGCTGAAATTGAGCTGCAAAATGCCATAAACAAAACAGGAGAGACGGAAAAGCAAATCAATATGCAACGGATCACCGACACCCAACAACTCGTATCGGCAATTTCCGGTGCTGCCGGATCCTTTTCTTCAATGTTCGATGCTCTCGGTGGTGAAGGAGAACGATATGCTGCATTTGCAAAAACATTCGCTGTATTTCAAGTAGCTTTAGCTCAAGCGTCCGCTATTGCAAATGCAGTGGCTGCCGGAGCAAATGGTGCACCCTGGTTTTTACTGCCTATTACGATTGCCTCAAGCGTTGCTGCTGTTATCGCAGCCATTGCCCAAGCTACGCAGCAACTTGATTCCACGCAGATCCCTAAATACGCATCCGGCGGTCTTATTACAGGGCCCGGTACTGGCACCTCCGATAGCATTGTTGCCCGGGTATCGAATGGCGAGGCCATTATGACCGCCCAAGCCGTGAATGATTGGGGTGCCGTATTGTCGGCTATGAATGTTTCCAGTGGGGGTAATGCCATCCAGGTATCCAATTTACCCCAACGCGGAGACGGAATGAGGGGCGTGGAACAAATGATGGAACGGGTGTTGCTCAACCTCCCGTCTCCTATCGTCCTCGTAAAAGACATTGACAACGGACAGAGACGGGTGAAGGTAGCAGCCAACCTTGCAAAATTGGGTAGAAAAAAATAGTGTGCCCCATTGTTATTTAAATGCACACAGGCATATTTGCATCAGAGCTTATGGTGAGATAAGCAACAGACGACAAAACGAAATGACGCGTACATCCAACATATCTGTCGGCGGCCATAAAGCTCTATTAGTGACTTTTTGTAAAACTAAATAGGCTGAAAAATGGCAGAACAAAACGCATGCGCCGAGAACCTTGGCGCGAACATCCTGAATGACTGTAACGACGATTACGGCAAGGGTGTCGAGAAGATCGTTTACATCATCAAAAAAGAGGACATCGACCGTAAGGCATCGAGGATTGCGGGAAACGTAATCAGCACCCTCGTCCTCAGAACCGGAAAGAAGGCATACACTGCTTCGGCTCCCTCAAACACACCTTTCAGCGGCCTCACATACGAGGATCAGAACGCCACAATCGGAATGTCCTTTAACAAGACCATCCCTATCGTCATGCTGGCGGATTCTCCGACGAACGCCCTCAATGTATCCGCACTCAAGCAGAACAAGTACGTCATCATCTACGAGAACAACAACAAGGGAGCGAATGGCGAGCAGGCATTCGCCGTCATAGGCTGGGAGCAGGGCGCCGTCGGGCAGAACGCAACCCTTGACAAGTACAGTGACGACACGCAGGGAGGCTGGACTGTCGACATGATCGAAGAAGGCGCCAAAACCCCGCAAATATTCTTCTTCTCGACGGACTACGAGACTACGAAGGCGGCACTTGATTCGCTTTTGTCGCCCGCCTCGTGATGAATCCCGAAGTATGGTACAGGGAGAGGTTAAACGCCTCTCTCACCGCTTCGGATAAGCGGACGATAGAATCCCATTACGAGATGGTAACCGGGAAATCGTTCGCTGGCAGTTTTTCCCAAAACTGCCCGAACAAGTACAAAGACGCGATAACGCACATTTTAATCAAGATGAAACAGGACAACACGGATAATGGCGGATATGTCCTCAAACAAGGAGCATTTCGCTACAAAGGTAAGGTCATAACCAATGCGAACATGACTGCAGAAGCGGCAGAATGGTGGATACATCAGAACCTGGACAACAGAGACCAATTTGCGAGTTTGGGCAAGGATTACGACAGCTATGCCACCACATCGGTAATGATTCCCGCCAAAGAATAATGACGCCAAACACCTGTAACGTGGAGAATGTTACACACATAAATTACCATAGTGATTTCAGGCTTATTATCCGCTTCAACTCGGATAAACTGCCCGATTATCCGTGGCGTATTACATTCAGCACCCCGTCGACACATACAGTCGACAAATACGTAGCGTCATTCGATGGAGAAAATTACATCAATTGCAAGCCCGTCGACACGCTCCCGGGTGCGGCAATAGTGTTTTTCGATCATCACAGGCTCGGGTGCGGAACATTGGGCTACATTCTCGACATGGATATTCCCGATGACGAATTTCCTGACGGGAAAATGGATATTGAAATCCCGGGTGTCGAGACTATAGAATTATGGCCGGGGAAAAGCGATGAAACGGAACTTCCCGCAGAAATTATTGTGGCACTGTTGCAGATGCTCAAAGGGTTTTCCCCCTCTATCGAAGTCGAGGAGGATAGTGAGGACAGTTATATTCTCCGGATAACAAACGAAACCGGGTCATATCTCACCCCGAACCTGCGGGCTTCGCTGAATTTGGCGCAAAGTACTGGCGACAGCCAGTATATTGCCATGTCGCAGGATGCTACAACAAAAGCCCTTGCCGCAAAGGTCGACAAGGAAGAAGGGAAAGGGCTTTCGACGAACGACTACACTGACCAGGAGAAGGAGAAGCTGGCCGGGCTCTCCAACTACGACGACACGGAGATAAGGAAGGAGTTGTCCGACAAGGTGTCCAAAAAGGAGCTGACGGAGGCTGCGGCGGGCGCACTGGCTGAAGCAAAGTCGTACACGGACACCAAGACAACAGAACTATGGAATAATGTCAGCGATGTGTTTGACGCCATGTCCGAGGAGCTCAACAGCAACATATCCGGCGGGGATGCGCAGACACTGACCGAGGCCAAAAACTATACGGACAAGGCGATCTCAGAAATTCCCACCCCGGACGTCAGCGGCCAGATCGAGCGGCACAACACCTCCCCCACGGCGCATCCCGACATCCGGGAGCTGCTCAACACCTGCGTAGGACTGCCGGAGTTCAACGACAAAACCTACGAGCTGACCTTCACGACAAAGGGCGGTGCCAAGTTCATCATCGACCTGCCTATCGAGATGATGGGGCTGCATTACAACGAGGATACCCAATCTATCGAGTTCGTAAATGCCGACGGCTCCATATCCTCCATCCCGGTTTCTGACTTCGTGAAAGTATATGTCGGCTCTATCGGTTCCGAGATACAGGTTACGGTCGAAGGCTCCGAAATCCGCGCCTCCCTGCTCAACAACACCGTATCCTGGGACAAGTTGACACTGGCATTGCAGGAGATGATCCAGGGCAAGGCCGACCGCACGGAGCTTCCCACGAAACTGTCCGAACTGGAAAATGATTCCGGATATGTGACTTCGGAAGAATTGAATACTGAATTAGGCTACAAAGACCACGTAGCCTACATCCTCAAGGACTTTACGAAGAGCTATTATAACAATACGGGCTCGGACATCACGGATCGGAGCATGGTCGTTACGCCTACGCAGTCAGGCGTGACGTCGAACTTCTCCCTGACCAGCCGCATCCCGGTCGCAGCTTCGGACTTTATTTTCGTGCGCATGAAGCTGCGCGTGGACAAAGAGTGCTCTTTGCGGATCATTACCTATTCGGACAATCTCGACCAGCGGGGCCGATGGTTTGCCCTCAAGGCAGACCGCACCTACGAAATCTACTACCGCGGCAAGGCGGCATCGGTAGCGGGAGGGCTGAATGTGGGTATCAGCATACCCGCAGCCACCAATATCGGCCAAAAGGTCACCATCGAGGATTTGATCGTCACGCTCAACAACTATGACGCATGGTGCGACGCCGAGAGCCGCGCCACGCTGAAAAACTTCGACACGGACTCCTTCACCGTGGACGAGGGCGGGACGGGGCATTTCTTCTCGGTCGCGCAGGCGTGCGACTTCGCAAGGGACGCCTTCGATGTCGTGAACAACGCGGTTACGGTGTTTATCCGCAACGGCCTTTACGATCACGAGGCCCCGAAGAATGTGGCGATGGGTTACCCGTATGCGATCATCAACAAGGGGGCGAACCGCATATCGCTTATCGGCGAGAGCCGCGACGGCGTCATCGTCTCGTATGAGAACAACTCCGTGAACCGCGCCAAGATCATCGAGGCGGGCGGCGAATGCACCATCGCCAACATGACCGTCAACTGCCTGAACGACGAGAGTTATACGGACGCCAGCGCCGGCGGTCACCAAGCCTGCTACTGCATACATATCGATTCGGTCTTTGCCGCATCTGAGCGATATTTCACGACGGTACGGAACTGCAAACTCTTCAGTACGTGCCATTCACCCGTCGGCGCGGGCCTTGCCGACAACCAGACCATTCGGTTAGACGGCTGCGAGTGCGTCAGCGACACGCACGTAGGCACTTCGACGGGCGCGGCCACCATCCACGCAAGCACCGATGCTGCGGCGAAAAATATGGCCGTCGAGATCATCGGCTGCCGCCTGCTGTCGCTCGACGGAACCAAATCGCTCTACATGCCCGACGTGGAGGGCGGCGCTCCCTTCACACAGGTCGACGTCACGCTGCTGGGCAACACCTACTACACGACGGGGCCGGAGATCACCGATGCCGACTTCTTGTCCAGGCACAAGCTCACGCCGTGGTCGGATGCTTCGTTCAGCGAAATTTCGGTTATCGCGCACTCGGACTGCACGCTCGAAGCGCGCGTGACGCACCTCGAAGGGCTACTCGTGGGAGTGCTCTCGGGCAAAGTGCTGATCCCGGAATTGCAGGTGAAGAAGCTGGGCGTCTGGGGCGACAACAACCTCGTCGTCACGGGCGAGGGTGCGCCGACGAAAGCCCCCGACCGCGCGGGGCAGTTCTATGTCGATACGAAGAACAACGCGGTCTACCACTCCGTGGGCAACGGCGCGGTGTCGGACTGGAAGAACGCTTAAACTGCATACAACATGTCACAAGTCAACAAATACGCCGACAAGGCGGGTTACACGGCCGACAAGAACCGCAAGGACACACAGTCGGCGGTGTCATACGTCGAAGACGACGGCGTGCTGATCTATGACGGTGTGAATACCGTGATCCGCAAATCGGCCGCCGGTGTCGGTGATCTCGTCGTCTTTGACAAGACGGATAGTACGTTGAAATTTATCAAAGGCGATACGCTGGTTACAGAAAAGATACCTCCCCAACTGATTCCCGTGGCCGTGGTCTATGCCCGGCAGGGCGAGCGGGTGCTGATCGTGTCGCTCGAAAATGCTTTGGGTAGTACCCGATGGGCGAATACTTACAAGGTTGCATTGTCGGGCTTCGACCTGTCTGCGGGCGGAACCGCTGTCTTGTCGTTCGGCCAGGGCATTTATGCGATGGAGTTGCCGATAACGTATGCCGCAGGGGCATCACTGGCAGACATCGCAGCGCAAATCAATGCCAATGCAACGGTTAAATCCACATACGGCTGGACTGCCTCCGTAGATGAAGCGACCGCACGAATCATCGTATCGTCGAACACATGGCATCCTGATTTTGCGATTATCAAAGTCGTAAGCGGTTGTCAAATCACAAGGCCACCGGAGGATGTGAATTATCAAACGACATTGACAGGGGTTTTGATCGAGGGGGCGACCGATCCCGTCCGCCGTAAGAACGGGGTTGATGCGTCGTTAGCAGGCTGTAATCCCGAAGAATTCCTGCGATACTATTCGGCCAACGGAAGTGAGAAACCCGGACAGCAACCGGGCAGCGGCGAGATTATCCGCGAAAGCGCCTTTACCGAAGAAGCCAATCCGGCATTGGTCGCCGCCTATCCGACCTACCGGGATTATCTGTTCGGAGAACATTTGCTGCAATACCCCGCAGCTTATGGTGCGCTGCTGCGCGACGGCAAGACCGACACTCACCTGATCGGGCGGCTTACCTTCGAGGACATTTATGGTAAGACACAGTACCGCTACCCGGCCGCTGCGGCTGCCCTCGACTACGGCATCACGGTCGAGGGCGCAACTACCGGACTGGAAGCGGGCGCATGGTGGCTGCCATCCGTCGACGAAATCTATCTGCTCATGCACGACCGCGTGCTGACGGCTGCCGACGTGGAAAAAGACCCCGTAAACCGCACGCTGTCGCGCCTCGGTAAGGCGACCTGTTACGGGTCTAACACTACTTTTCGAACGTCATGCGAGCACAATTACGCCCTCGCGTTCGTCTACAATGGCTACACGGGCAACTTGAACGGCAACTACAAGTATAACACCTACTTTGTGCGTACGGTCAGTGCTTTATAACCACCTGAACCATGGAAACACAACAGCAAATCAACATCCTCGAATCGCGGCAGCTCGAATTACGGGCAGTCATGGCCAAGTCCGACGACAGGGCGGCCAAATGCAGCAAGTCCGGCCTTGACTTCCGGGCTACCTATCCTCTGGATTATGAGGAGTACGAAGCGGCCAACGCGGAGTACAACGCGAACGAAAAGACCCTTGCGGAGCTGAGGGCCCGGCGTGCCGAAGAGCTGGCCGCCGAAGAAACGGTTATGGACTTTCAAAATATTGAGCAATGAAGATGTATATGACCAACAAGCCCAACGGCGAGCCGTTCTATCCCGTAACCGTAGCCGAAGCCGTGCTTGTTTCCGAAGGAGAAACTTTAGCCGCAGTACTGCAACGGCTCGAACAGAGGATCGCAGAATTGGAGAAGTCGGAAGCGGCGCCCCAGGCGCAGACAAACGTGTTGCCCGAACAATAGAATACACTCTATGGAAGCATTGTGGAGATTTATAGAAAGGCTCTGCGAAAAAGTATGGCAGGTGTTGATCGGTGCCCTGGTGTACATGTTCAACGCCATAGCCCCCATACACGACATACTGACGGCCTGCATGATTATATTCGCCGCGAACTTTTTCACGGGCCTGTTCGCCGGCGTGCTCGTACAGCACGAAGGATTCATATTCCGCAAGGCTTTCAAGTGCATATCCGAGGCTGCGGTAATATCGGGACTGATGGCCATGATACTGCTCGTCGGGGACAACATCGACAACCACGACGGGGCGATGTCGGCGATCTCGCTCGCAGTATATGCCCTGATATATTTCTATGGGGTCAACATCCTCAAGAACCTGAACCGCATATTCCCGAAGAACCGATACATCGACTTCCTGTACTATGTGCTCTCGTTCGAGATGATTAAAAAGATTCCCTATTTGGAAAACTACAAACAAAAACAAAAGGACAAATGAAAAAGAAATGGATCGTATGGAGCATCGTTGCGGCCGTGGCCGTAGTGCTCGGAATCGTATTCCCGCGTTACATCCTCGTGGGGGTTGTTTGTGCTATGGCCGGATGGGTCGGGCATATCCTGTACACTAAACACCTCGCGCAATGACACAAGTGCTTAGGAATAACAACCTGTCAATATCGACAATAGCAATCCAATAACGATGGCAACAAAGAAGGAACAAACCCAATTCGTCCGGGCGATCTATCCGGCGGCCGAGAGACTTTACCGCGCCGGTGGCGTCAGTCCGCTGTTCGTCACGGCGCAGGCGGCACTGGAAACAGGCTGGAAGGTCAAAGGTATCGGCAACAATATTTTCGGCATCACGAAGGGTAGTACGTGGGCGGGGCCGGCGGAACTGGTGCTCACCACGGAATACTTCAAGACGCGCGACGTGAAATTCAAGGCGCCCGAGGAGGTCGTATCGGTGGAGCAGGTCGCCCCGGACAAATACAAATACCGCGTCCGGCGGTTTTTCCGTGTGTACGCCTCGCTCGATGCGTGCCTGGACGACTATCTGTCGCTGCTGCGCAAACCCTCGTATGCCGATGCGTGGCCGTACCGGGCCGACCCGAAAGAGTACGCCCGGCGGCTTGTGGATGACACCGGCGCCAAGTATGCTACGGCTCCGAACTACGCCGAGGTCATGGCCTCGATGATCGACAACGTACAACGGATTGTGACGGCCGAGGGATTATGAAACGCCTGATTCTCTACCTGCTCGCCACCCTTTCGGCCGGGGCCCTGCTCTTCGGCTGGGGATACCGCAGGGGCGCCGCGTCGGTGGTTGTCGAAGAAACGACGCGTATCGACACGGTGTTCTACCCGAGACCGGAACCGCTGCCCGGCACGTACCGCTTCGCCGACATCTCGGTGCCGGTGCTGCTCTTCGCGCCGCCCGACACGGTAACGGAGACCGTCGTTGTGAAAGTCGGGGCAGACAGCGTGCAGATGAAGGTGGCAATGGAAACACGCCCCTA